ATTTAACATATTTCAAAAGCCAACTGAATACATTTATAATCCTGTCTATCCGTCGTATCCCGTTTATCCGTATACGTCGCCATATATTTGGAATCCAAATAGTCCTGTGGTAACATTACCTTGGCTTTATACTGGTGGAACTTGTAATGGCATGACTGCAAATTATATTGTGGGTGCAGACAATGCTATTGCTGGTAATACGTCTTCTTTAGCCGCTTTCAATGGCGTAACCTTGAGGGATGGTGTATACGAAGTGTTGATAACAGTGGAAAACGAAACTAAATAATTAACTATGAGGGTAATATATCATAATAAAGACAATGATGGCTTCTGTAGTGCTGCCATCATTAGAAAAAGATATCCAGATGCCGAATTTATTGGCTGGAATTATGGCGACGAGTGTAAACAATTTCTTGACTTCATTGACGAAGAAATAATTGTCGTAGACATTTCATTTCCGATGAATATAATGTATAATATTGCTAGCCGCAATAAGCTTACATGGATTGATCATCACGCATCGAAAATTGCGGACTATATTGCTTTCGAGCATTCTTTTGATAATAATATTAATGTTGTTCTTGAAGTTGGTAGAGCCGCTTGCGAATTGACATGGGAATATATCTTCCCAGATAAAATGATGCCAGCATCTGTTGAATATCTTGGAATGTATGATACATGGCGTGGATACGGCTCAGACGAATGGAATCATAATACATTGCCATTTGAATATGGTATGAGATCGATTTGCTCAAGTCTTGAAACATTTCCGAAATTTATTCTCAATTATGATGAAGACGGTGCTATTGATAGCATAATTAATAATGGCAGAATCGTAATTGGCTACCAAAATGTTGTCGATTCAAAACTATGTTCAGCAAATTCATTTATACGCAGTTTTAAAGGTTATAGAGCACTTTGTTTAAATGTTCCTTACATTGACTCGAATACAATGCAAAGTGTTTTTAACGCCTCTGAACACGATTTAATGCTATCATTTGTTTATACTGGTAAACATTGGAGTTGTAGTCTGCGTAGCGTCGGAGATTTAGATGTTAGTGCTATTGCTAAATCAATGGGCGGCGGTGGACATAAAAATGCCGCTGGATTCGAAGTTAAAAGCTTTGAGGACATCTTTGACTAACTAAATACTAGAAATATTTTTTAAAATCGCCAATCGGATTAATTTCGGTTGGCGATTTTGCTTTATATTCGTATTTATGTATAAATATTTTACTATGTCAAATCTATCCGAATCAACATTCATTAGTTATGAGCCAGTCAAACTGATTGACGAAGTATCAACACAGCTTTATTATATTGGAACATCAAATTTTGGAAATGCATCAAATTCAGCTGTATGGAAAATAAAAAAAATTGAGAAAATTGGCAACGTGTGGAGTCTTGCTGCATATCCTGACGGAAATCAAGATTATAAATTCGTTTGGGATGAAAGAGGAAATTATAACTATATTTAATACCAATTAAAAATGGCAAAACTAACCACAGACTTATTAACAGGCGTTCAATTCTTATTGAATATTGATTTACCTGTAAGCGGTTCGTCAATAATCGAAACCGATCCGACCGTTCCAAATTATATTAAGCAAATATCATCAGGTGATATTGCTAACTGGAATTCTAAACAGCCTGCTGGAAATTATCAGTCGGCTTCGGGATTTACTGCCCATGCTACTGACTTAAATATTCATTATGCTCAGTCTGGCATCACTATAACTGAAAGTCAGGTAACTAATCTATCTACAGATTTAGCGAATAGATCACTAACAGGACACACTCATTCACAATATTTAACGACCGAAAATGACCCGACAGTACCTGATAATGTTAAGGCTATAACTACTGGCGATACAGCTAACTGGAATTCTAAACAGCCTGCTGGCGATTATGTGCTTACGCCTACTTTTACAGGACATACTAGCGATTTGACAATTCACTATCAGCAATCTGGTATAACTATTACCGAAAATCAGGTGACTAATCTTGTTAACGATTTAGCTGGCAAGTCATCTACTGGACATACACATACTGGCGTATATCAGCCTATTGGAGCATATTTAGTCACTGCTGATATTGCTGGCAAAGAAGACTCTAGCAATAAAGTGACAATTATAACATCAGGTTCTACAAATACTCAATACCCAAGTGCTAAGCTTCTTTATGATCAATTAGCAACTAAACAGCCAACAGGGGCTTATTTAACGTCATTCACTGAAACCGATCCCACTGTTCCAGCTAATGTTAAGGCAATAACTACAGGCGACACCACCAACTGGAATTCAAAGCAAGCTTCTGGCGATTATGTGCTTACGCCTACATTTACAGGACATACCGCCAATGCTACTATACACTATGCACAGTCTGGTATAACTATTACCGAAAGTCAAGTGACAAACCTTGTTAATGACTTAGCTGGTAAGTCATCTACAGGGCATACGCATACAGGCGTTTATCAGCCTGTTGGCAGTTATTTAGTCGCTGCTGATATTACAGGCAAAGAAGATAGTTCTAACAAAGTAACAATTATAACATCAGGTTCTACTAACACTCAATATCCAAGTGCTAAATTGCTTTATGACCAATTAGCAACCAAACAGCCAACAGGAGCTTATTTATTGCCTGCTGATATTACAGGTAAAATGAATTTAAATCAAGCTAGCCGCCAGACAATTATAAATGGCGCACCCACATTCAGCGAAGGCTTGACATTAGGAACTAATCCAACAGGAACAACTTTTGAAGCAGGTAAAATTTATTATGATGCCCCTAATAAAACTTTGGGAATTTGCATTGATACTGATGTTACAATACAATTAGGTCAGGAGGAACTTGTTTTATGTTATAACAATACTGGCGCAGATATTCCTAACGGTATGATGGTATACCCAACAGGCGCAAATGGCGATATGCCTACGATAGCTTTAGCTAGAGCTGATAACACTGTTTTAGGATCATTCCTAGACATTGGTATGACTACACAGGTTATACCGAATGGACAAAGTGGATTTGTTACAAACAGAGGAATTGTTCATAACATAGATACGTCTGCTTTTGTTGCTGGCGATACATTATATCTTAGCACATCTGTTTGGGGTGGCGTAACCAAAGTGCCGCCTACCAGCATTGACGACTTCTTGGTAAAAGTAGGTGTGGCATTAATGATAAGTCCAACTGTAGGTTCAATATATGTTAGACAAATTCTAAATAATAGAATAACTGACCTTGTTGATGTTGCCATTGATACGCCTATCGTTGATCAAACTTTAGTATGGAATGGCTTGAACTGGATCAACAAAAACTTGGCATCAGTAAATGCTGGTATTGGAGTTAATTTCTATCTTGATGATACTCAGATTATAACAGGCGGAACGCAATCAGTCGCATTACATACACTATCAAAAGTGCCAGTAACAACAACCGAAGTTATTGATCAGGTCACGCTTGTAACAGGAAATTTAACACAAATATTAGACAGATACTTGTATGACGTGGCATTGGGCGGAACGCAAATAGACGCTGGCGCATGGGGTTTTAACACATACTGTATGGTCAATAACTCTGGAGGTATTGCCACAATTCCTGTGACAATGCGTAAAGTTGTTGCTGGTACAGGCACTGTGACGATTACAGGCACTGGAACATCAAGAACAGCCACAGTATCAGGCGGAACGCCATTTGTTGCTGGCGACGTAAATGCAAATATGACGCTTTCTGGTCTACTTAGAACTTCAACTGCTATATTTAGAATCATTGCTTATACCAGTACTTCTGTAGTTACTGTTGAGACATTGACAACATATGTTAATGAGGCTAATGTCGCATACAGCAATCATAAATTTTTATTTACTGATAATATAACCGAAATTAATCAAACAACTGTTGGCTTAACCACAACAAATTCATTTCAGCCTGCTTTTAGCATAAATGCTACTGATAAATTGGGCGTGACTTATTATGGTCAGAGTGACACAAATAACAGAACTGTTACACTTTATCATAATGGAACAACCCATTATACTAATTTCACGACGCCTTTAGTTATTAGACATAATGACTTATCTGGATTACAAGGCGGTACGTCAACAGAAAGATACCATGTACCAGCCGCTACTGCAACGTTGCTAGCTGCTTTAACATCAACTTCTGATGAATTAAATGCGTTGCATGGCATTCCATCGGGCTTAACCGCCACTGAATTAGGATATGTTGATGGCGTAACATCGTCTATTCAAACGCAATTAAATGCTAAACTCGGTAAAGTTAGAACTACATATTCTATAACAGGCGCAACGACCTTATCATCAACGCATGCAGGTGCAACCATTGAATGTAACGGAACATTTGCACTAACATTGGGTAATGCTACGCAGCAGGGCACAATTATTGATATTGTAAATGTTGGCACTGGTATTATTACATTGGCAGCGTCTACAACGATTTTGAGTAGAGATGGACTATTAACATTGAGCAAGCAGTATTCTAAAGTAACTGCTTATCATCAAGGATCGAATATATGGATCATATATGATATATTACCATCTGAATTAATTTATTTATCAGGAACTACCTCAAATGTTCAAACTCAATTAAATGCTAAATTATCAGCTACTAATAACAAGTTGATACCATCAGATTTCGTGTGGACAGGCACATTAACAGGCTCGAATCTAACATGGGTTATAACATACAGTCATACAATTAGTGGAAATGTTACGATTCCATCTGGTGTAACTCTCGTCTTTATGGGTGGATCATTAAATGGCATCACAACGTTAACAGGTACTAATACAAAAATAATTGCTGATGACGCCAATATCATTTCAGCAACAACAATTGATGGAACATGGTATTCTGATCATGTATGGTTTAAATGGTTTGGGGCAAAGGGCGATGCTGTCACCGATGATTATGTTAAAGGTCAGCAATTACTAGATTGGGCTTATTCTAATCACTCTATGAAAGTTTACATGGGTGTCGGACGTTTTAATGTGACTGCAAGCGGTTTCACAATAAAAACTGACTTTGAAGGCGAAGGCAATAGAACGTATGGATACAATAGTGAGATATATAATCGTACAACCGCAGGCTATGGCGTAAAAATTGCTGAAAGATATATAGCATTGGCAAACTTCACTGTATATGGCAATGCAACAGCAAATTACGGTGTTGGTGCAACCTGTGGAGACGGCGTTCTGTTCGATGGCACAATTTATACAGGAATTCAATATGTCACGCTAAGAAATGTTGTATCTATTAGAAATTCTTATGGATTTAGATTCACAGGCGGCGCATGGTTAATAAATATTTATGATAGCTATGCGATTGAAAATCTTTACGACGGATTCAATTGCGATAGTGCTGAAAGTGCCCCGACAAATACAGGTCAAAAAAATGATATAAACTACTACTCTTGCACATCAACAGGTAATGGACGTAATGGTTGGACTATTTGGGGTATGAGCTTACATTTTTATGGTTGTGACGCCGAATTAAATTATGGTTCTGGTGTTGATATTACAAGTGTCTTATCTCCAAACAGAACCTTTGATGTTGACAATTACAATACATTAATAAGTGGCATGCATTTCGAAGGAAATGGTCGTGGATCAATCCACGTTGCTGCTGGTATTTATAATGGACATTATTTCTACTGTAGAGGTTTGATTGTTGAAGGCTGCTATTCATATGAGGATACCGCTTTATTTAAAGGAGGCTGGGTTAATTCAATATTATTTGAATCTTATGGTAGTGTAAACGAAGGAACTGGAGCAATTAGAACGATTAGAATTGAAAAAAATACATTTACAGGCTCACATGCTGTTTATTGTAATTTCAACGGTTTATTAGATGCTCAATCGTCAATAGACTTGCCAACAGATACTCATTATGTTGGATTCGGTAGAGCAGCGAATCCTAATCAGTATAGAACGCTTGTTGTTTCAGGGTATTTTTATGCTAAAGGTGTTACATGGACAAACGTTTTACGTTCTGAAACTGTTGCCACTGGAACAGTTGTGGCATTTCCATTAACGCTTCCAACAAACTGTAACATACAGCAATACAAGATTTGGGTTCAAACAGACGCCACCAATTATACGGTGACATTCAATACCATTTCAAGGGATGCTCTAGCTGGTATTGGTGCTTATAGTAATTCATTAATATATTCAGATGCAATCACTGGAAACTCTGGAAGCAAATTAGTGAATTCATCAACAACAGGAAATTATACAGCATCAAATCGTGTTGTTGAGGCAAGTAATGATATGTATCTCACAATTACCATAACCATCATAACGCCAGGCACATACCTATACTTAGGCAATCCTGTTATATTGTATAAACCTTAAGTCTTATCACTATAAAAATCCGTAAATTAGAAATGATTTACGGATTTTTTATTTAATAACTATCAAAATCTGTAACAAACAAAAAGTTTGCTCGTATAAGCGAGAAAATAATACGAACGAATGACAGATTTAGAAGTTATTAACAAATTGCTTGCTTCGAAAAAGCCAAGCGATATTTTTGAGGCTGATTGGAAGAAAACATACATTACGTATTCCAAGCTAATTCATCCAGACTATAGTTCATTATCCAAAGCAAGCGAAGCAATGGCAATCCTCAACGGTTATAAGGATTTAAAGGAAAATGGCGCAGAGTATGAGGATGAAGCTGGTAAGTTTCGTGTCTTTGACGATAAGATAGTCTACGCAGTGACTGCGGCGAATAAAGCTTTAATCACCGCTTCGTACAATAACTATCGAATCTTCAAACAAAAAACAGATGCTGCTTCAAAGAACTTTCAGAAATACATGCCTGAAAGCATGGAATTAACTGCCGATAAACTTACCGTACATTTATTGAATCGAGCAGTACCTCTTACAAATCAAAAATTGTCACAAGAGCATGTTAATTGGATATTCAGCAGACTGTTTGAATACTCATTATATATTCAAAGTCAAGGTTATTCCCATTTAGGCTTTAATCCGACATCTGTATTCGTCGTGCCAGTTAATCATGGCATTATATGCACGACTTTTTATCACATGGCAAAACTGGACGGCAAAGCTAAGACAATTTCAGCAAAATACAAAATGTGGTATCCAGCAACGCTTTTTACAAAGAAAATTGCGACAGATGATATTGATCTCGAATTAGCAAAGAAGATATCCTTATACTTGCTTGGCGACAAATCAGCCGCTGGTATGAAGCTAAAGACTGATAACTCCATTCACAAGGAGATATTAAGTTTCCTGATCACAAAACACGAATGCTCTTTAGATACCTATGCCAAGTACAGGGAACTATTGAAGAAGCATTTTCCGCCAAAATTTTTTGATTTGAATTTGTAAAAATAATTGCAAAATTTTGTAACATTTTTAAAGTTCATACGTATAAGTTATTTTAAGTATCAATATAAACATCAATTTTTAATTTAAATTTTATTATCATGGGAAATCCAGTACATTCAGAATTCAAGTCTTTCGAAGAGGAAGCAGCAGCATCAGAAAATGCAACAGTGGTAGCACCAGCAGAAGAAGTTGCTAACGTTGTAACACCTGAGCCAGAAGCATAATGGGCGGTGGAAAATGGACGGAAGATGCGTTTGCAACCATAAGCGCATCCAAAAGAGGTAAATCGGCTTCGGAAATCTTCGCAAGCGAAGAATCAGTTGATATGACCCCAAAGATTCTTGTTGACAAGAACAGAGAATCAAGGGATAGCGACGAGCATCCAGAATCTTTAGCCGTAATGGTATTTGTCGATGTTACAGGCAGCATGGGAATGGTTCCTGAAAATATCGTAAAAAACAATCTTGGTGGACTGATGAACACCATCATCGACAATGGCATCAAAGACCCACAGGTCATGTTTGGAGCAATTGGAGATCATATCAGCGACGACTCTCCGCTTCAATTAGGTCAATTTGAATCAGAGACAACTTTGATTGACAGCTGGCTTACAAAAATGTACATCGAAAGAGGCGGTGGCGGTGGTAATCACGAAAGCTACCTGTTAGCTTGGCTTACTGCTGGAAGGCACACTTCGATTGACTGTTTCGAAAAAAGAAGCGTAAAAGGTTTCTTATTCACAATCGGCGACGAACGTAGCTGGACTGAAATCAATTCTAATTATCTGAAAAAGGTAATGGGGTATACTCAATCCGAAGACGTTACTGACGTACAGTTGCTTGCAGAAGCACAGCGAATGTATAATGTATACCACATTCATGTAAATGAAACTGGTTACAGAAACGACTCGCTCGTATTCAACTACTGGAAAGATTTGATGGGACAGAATTTCATTGTTCTTGAAGACTACACCACGATTTGCGAAACTATCGCCACCGTTATTGCCATGCAGAATGGTATTGACATGGAAAAAGTAACTAGCAAATTTAGTGCAAAAACATCCAGCACAGTTACCAATGCTTTAATGGTATTGTCTAAATCAGGCGATTCTATTTCAAAGAACGATACAGGGGTTATTGAACTATAACAACTGACACGAATATAAAAGGCGATGATATTAAATTATTATCGCCTTTTTTGTAACCTTTTATATTTTATACCGTATAAATTATAAACAATCACAATATGAATAACGGAAAAGACTATAGTGACGAAGACAAGCAAGCTTCAAAAGACTTCGGCGACACAGGCATCAATTATGGTAACGAGATCAGTTTAGCATATGACTACAATTGTCGTAAAATAGAAGCGGATGCCGAGGCAGAAACAGCGTTGGCTGAGTTCGAAGCTGAAATGAGATATGTGCAAAGAGGTATTGTTCGAAAAAATAATGCCGCTGTAATGTTTGTCAAAGATAATATCTCATATGATTTCGATCTAATTGAATTAGACGATCTTGATTGGCAACATATCGGATATGTTGAAGTCGAAGAAACTGACGAAAAGGAATCAGGATATTCGGACTATAAATTTTACTATGAAAAGGGTGATCGTAAGTTAAAATATATGCGTCAGGACGATGAAGGCGACTATCATAACTTAGTATGGCAAACCGTAGGATATCTCGGTGACGATTACTCAGGCTATTTGCTTTTTCCATTAAAAGATGGAAGATACTGGAAAATATTGTATTCTTGTTAATTAACTGTTGTTTTAGGTTTTGATTATGCTGGTATTTATATGAAAATAATATTATGAAAATATACATGATCACGAACTCAATAACGCATGATTTTTACATTGGCTCTGCTATAAATTATTCAAAAAGAAAGACTAATCATCTAACTTTGCTAAAACACAATACTCATAAAAATACATATTTGCAAAATTCATGGAATAAATATGGCAAAGAGGCTTTCACTTTTGAAATTCTTGAAGAAGTTGATAGTAAGGAAATGTTAATTCCTATGGAGCAATTTTGGATTGACACCTTATCGCCAACCTTTAATATTTGCAACACAGCTGGCAGTCCGTTGGGAGTTAAGCATACAGACGAAGCCAGACATAACATGTCAATTGCACATTTAGGATTAACTACAGAGGAAAGAGGACATACTAAAGGCTGTAAATGCACAATTTGTAATCATCAAATAGGCATAAACAGTCCCAGATATATTAATCGAGAAGAGCGAATATGTGCTTGTGGCTGTAAGGCTTCCTTTACATGCATGATAAATTCAAAAAAACGATTTGTTAGCGGTCATAATAAATCTCAGTTAGGAAGGGTTAAATCAAAAGACACAATTGACAAACAAAAAGCATCATTAAAAGCCTATTTCGAAAATGGTGGAATAGGCGCAAACAAGGGCAAAAAAATGAGTGACGAACAAAAAGGCAAAATGGGTGTGAATAGACGAATTCCTATTTTACAATATGATATAAATAATAATTTTATTAAAGAATGGGACGGTATTAATATTGCTGCCAAAGAACTAAGCATTAAAGTTGGGCGAATACAAAATTGCTTAAAGAAAAAAAACGGAAAAACTGGAGATTTTATTTGGAAATATAAATTTAATAACTAATTGATTATGAACAGTTCAGTGGTAGTCGGGCTAGGATATGGCGACGAGGGTAAGGGAAGCATGGTTAATTTCCTTTGTAAAAAATATTATAAAAAGCCGCTAGTGGTCAGGTACTCTAGCGGCCACCAAGTAGGACATACTGTTGTCGAAGGTGATAAAAGACATGTCTTTTCAAATTTCGGCTCAGGAACGCTATCAAATGCGCCTACATACTGGTCTGAATACTGTACCGTCAATCCTTCCGCAATAAGATCAGAGGGGAAAGCACTAGCGGCATTGAAAGTGTTTCCGACATTATACATAAACGACAACGCTATGATCACAACGCCATATGATATATTAAAAAATCGTATGGTTGAAACAAAAAACAGGCATGGAAGTGTTGGCGTTGGGTTTGGCACGACGATTCAAAGAAATGAGGATCATTTCAAATTATATGCCAGAGACTTACGTTACCCAAAGGTGTTCGAAGCCAAATTAAAACAAATTAGCGACGTTTACTATAAAGAAACTTTTAAAGAATATCCAGCAGATTACATCGAAAAGCATATTGCCAATTTTAAGGCTGATTGTAAGCACATTCTACATGAATGCATGTTTTCTTCAAGTCTTTGGGAAGTTCTTGAACATGGGTACTATAAACATATTATATTTGAAGGTAATCAGGGTATCATGCTTGATCAAGACTTTGGGTTCTTTCCGAATGTTACCAGAGGTAGTACCACTTCAAAAAATGCTTTTGAGTTGATGAAGTCAATTAAGATGAATCCTAGTAATGCTGACGTTTATTATATAACACGTGCTTATGCTACTCGTCACGGTAATGGCGAATTGGCTAATGAAGGCATGCCCACATCATATATCAAAGACAATCCGCTTGAAACGAATGTATTAGGCGAATTTCAAGGACATTTCAGAAAAGCACCACTTGATTTAGAAACATTAAAGTATGCAATGTCTTGTGATAAAACTTTCAATCAGAATGGAACGTCAATGCTGGCTGTAACATGTCTTGACCAAATTCCAGAAAGAATACCGATCATAAATGGCGATAAGATTGATTTATTATATCCATCACAAATCGGCTCAATTCTGAATATTAGTCCGCAAAACATCTTGGTGAGCAATTCAGACAAAGGACTATTTGTAAATCCAATTGAACTATGATAAACGTTGCTTATAAAATTGTTGAGAAACAGCCAGATGGCTCTTACAAGTTTTTATTTTATAACAGAAGAAAAACTTTTGGGTTTGGGAACGTTCTTATAGCCGAAAAGAAATGGGGTTATGATGGCTATAATACCGATGGCTCAAAAAAGCTTTATATGACAGGTATTCATGTGATAGAAACACTTGAACTGTGCTTGAAGTATCTGAAACGCTTTAAAAGAACTGACAATAAAGCAATTGTTTTTTGTGAAGTTGAAGCTGTGCGTAGGAAGCCACGTAGTCGATATGGTGTTATGCTTGCCGACAGTGCTGTTGTGCTTTCGGAAGTATTTATTCCATATGAGCAGAAGTAGAAAAAAGACACCGATTGAAAGGCATGCTGGGGATTCACAAAAAGAGAGTAAACAGCAGTGTAATAGAATTTTTCGACGTGTCAGTAAAATCAATATTGGCATGGACAGCGACCCTTTGTTTAATAAAAATGAAGCGTTAGATGAATATAGCATGAGTGGTGATGGTAAACGCTATGTTAAAGACGTATGTGAAAGACATATGAGGAAGTAAATATTTTACATATGTGTATAATTGTCATAATGATCAAATAAAATCCTTATCCCAAGTTGTTTTTGTTAATTTTCTGTATTTATACTAAACGGTAAATTAATCATGGCAGCAGCAGATACTCTAAACAAAAATGTCCAAGTACCGATTTGGGCAATCGGTACAATAATGACAATTTTAATTGCATTATTTTCGTTTACTTATAGTTTTAGCAAGGAATTCAGTAAGGTGGCAACGCAAATCGAATTAAATACTGTTGATATTAGATATTTACAGCAAACCAAAACTGATAAGGAAACAATTTTCACAATTGTTAATACGTTAGAACGCATCGAAACTAAATTGGATAATCATATTGCGCAGTCCGCAAGTAGATATTAATCAATAATCAATGCTTAATATTATAGCGAAGTATCTAAAAAATACTTCGCTTTTTTTGTAACAAAAAATCAAAACCACCGTATAAGTAATAAATTCGTCTGGATATTCCAGATGTGTAAAATAATTTATATGGGCTATTTAACAACAATCACTATTTACAATGACGGCTGTGATCAAATTACAAAAAATCCAAAAGAATTTGCGGAAAAAGTAGAAAAGGCTTGCATGGGCGTGTATACCAGAAATGATGGAAATGAAAATTCATTCGGTCTAGGCAATCACAGCAATTTAGTCACAGTTCAAGATCCTAGGCATATGGACGATAATACGATATACATGCACATGGGAAATACTGTATGCGAAATGAATGCGTATTCCATGCGTACAACACATCTGATGGTCAATTCGCCCGCTTTCTTTGACAAAATGTTAAAAGAAATGGAATTTCAGGTCAAAAAGTTAAAACAGCGAAAAAAGGAGTATTATGTCGCAAAGAAATAATGCGAAAAATTCGATGTGTCCTGTCGTAACCGTCATGTCATGCAAGGTCGGCGGCGTTTATAGTCTGGAATATCCAGACGGATGCGACAATTGCGAAATGCTTAATTGGTGGGTTGCATTTAAAACTGAAAAGGAATGTAATGACACATGGATTAAACAAAATCAAGATAATATCGAAGCAGTCGAAGAATACTATAAAAAATATACCATATGATTGAAATCATTAAGAATGACTGCCGATGGTGTAAGCATTTAAAAAGAGAAGAGGACGGCGCATGGGGTGAATCGATGTATTTTTGGTATGAATGTGAATCAACATCATATCATAATTTGAGGTCATTTCCATTCGCCGCTACCAAGTGCAAAAAATTTGAGCAATCTGAATATTACACGAAAAAAACATATAGCTATGACGGAAAAAGATATAATTTCGGCGTATTGTAAGATCAGGACGATTGATCAAACAATTCCCGATGAAGTTTTAGACTTCATGAAAGAGGCTGCTATCGAAAAGCTTGTTAAAGCCGATCAAGACGATGCAAACTGGATTCCATATAGTTTCAACATATTGGCATCACGCCCAAAGGTGTCTGGCAAATATTTTGTCTGTCGTAAAGATGGTAAAGTACATTGGGAAACATGGAACGGTAGTGGATGGGCTTACAATGAAGCATCTATTAAGTATTGGAAAGACATTAAAATGCCCACAAACTTTAAACATTAATATGAAAAATTTTGAAATTGAATCCATAGGGTACAAGTTTAGGTTTAATTCTACTGAAAAAATCTTGTACTATAAAATGACAATGGAATCTGTTGAGTATTTGGTGACAAAAAGAGACTTATTTTGGTATTGTGCTAAATGGCTTGCGTCAAATGAAATGAAATTTATCGAATTTGACATTTACGAACTTGCCGAGATCGCAAGAAAAATGTTTAGAATAGTGCCTAGTGATATCTTTTTAGGCGATAATGACGAACTCTCATTTTTCACACAGCATGCAATCGATGCTCCGAATAAAAAGACAAAATCAAAACGTAAAAACAAAACATATACGGCGAATGAAATCACAAAAATTCTTGATATATGTCAAGAATTTGATATCCTATACGACAAAGGTGTTTATAAGCCAATCACGCAAGAAATGGCTGATTTTGCTGATGAATCTGAATATACTCTGGGTGTGCTTGATGATTTGGTTGGTTATGAAATAATGGTTTATAACGACGGTTTTCATAAAACCGATGGTCAAATGGTTGGGTACGATTTCACGCTGAAAAGTCCCAAGGGTAAAATTACAGAATTCTCAACTGACATGTGTTTAATGGTTGGCTGGAATTATTGTGATGAATTAAAGATTAATTAACATGAGGCGACCAGAAATAATAGAAGCTGAAATCATAGCATTAAAAGCAGAACTGATTATGTCTCAAGTATTTTATAAAGTTAAGCCACAGGATGAATCTTTAAGAATATCTGATTGGGTTCGTAATAACAGCAACGGTCATTTCATAGGCAGAACATATTTTAGGGATCACATGGAAAAACTTGTGTGGGAAGAAGACGATTAATTGATTATTTTTGTAACCTTTTAATTTTCTTAACGTATAAGTAAGTAACAATTAAAAAATTACAAAATGTTTGATTTAAAAGGAAAATACGCAGATGCGATTCTGTACTTGGAAACATACGAAGATGGCTTGTTTGAACAAATCTATCCTATCATCAATTCCTACGTGTCCAGAGGTTTAAAGGTACGTATCATGCCAGATGCTCATATTGGTAAAGGAATCTGTATTGGTTTCACTATGGAGTTG